CATATCTATCCATCTTATTTAATGTTTTGATAATTGCATTTCTGCTGATGCAATCTTCGCAAGACTCTTGCTCCCGCTTCTCCTCAACCAATTTTGCCTCAAACCTTGTGTTGTCCGCAAACGCATAATTTCCACAATCATCCATTAGGATAATCTGTCCATCCTCATTTATTCCAAAACCATCAATATCATGTACCATTAGACCATTGTTGTATGCAATCTCGGCAATAACTTCACTTGTTGGTTCTTTTCCTGTAGTAATATCTATTATTTTAAACCTCACCTTTTTTCTCCTTCTCAATTTCTGCATGATTATTTGATAATAATTTTTCTATATCATGCGCATAAACAACCATTGCGCTTGTATGTTCTCCCGTTACTATTTCAATTGCCTTTTTAAGCAACCTATTTTTATCTTTTATATCATCTTTATATGTATTTCTAATAATCTCTATGCGTATTATTGGCTCTTTATAATTTATTGTCGCACTTATTACATCTTTATGCCCTAAATTTTTAGAAAAAAGTTCCCAATCTGGTCTCAAAGGTATATATACTTTAGAACAGATAGGTTTTATATGATTTATAAAATCAATAGCTTCGTCATAATCATTTATATATAATCGTATTGGTTTCATTCCTCTTCCTCCTTATAAGGTAAAGGCATCCATGCCACCGCTTTTCTGTACTTTCTGCCCTCTGATGTTAAATATTCATCGTCAAGACCATGAAATTCCCCATCTCCGTAAAAATCTGAAATATACACGCTTCTTTTACCCTTAAAATCAAAGCATACAAGCACTTCACTGCCCACATCGGGCAACCTCTCACTAACAGGAATCCACCTCTGCTTTGGCTGTACTGACAGTAATTTGTCTATATCTTCCGCAAATACCGCCTTGCGATATATCACGGTATCATCCGCTCTAAATATCGGTGCTATCGGCACACCCACAAGCATCTTTTTAAGAGCTTCTCTGCTTATCGCATCTTCACAAGGCTCTTGCTCTAATGCTTCAGTAACTATTCTAACCGCTTCTTTACATTTTTCTTCGGTTAACTCCTCGCCTCGTACTGTAATTTCAAAATCTTCTATTACAGCTAAAACGATTTTAATAATTCTTATTGCATCTTCTCTTGTCATTCCTTATCCTCACTTTCTGCCTTAACTTTAATTCATTTCTAATTTGGTTTTAATTCGATAGGTTTTTGAAAATGAGTTAAAGTTTTTGGGGTGAAAAAGTTTAACTCATTTTTCTCTTTCCTGTGGATCAAACATACGGCAACCGCAATCAGAACAATAGTTGCCAAAATAATCTGTACCGTGATCAGTTTTGGGACAAGGCACTCCGCACTCAGAACAGGCATACCACCATGAAATTGACCCATCCTTATTTTCTGCTGTGACCTTTTTCCACTTCCCCGTCTTCTGCTCTGGCTTGACGGGCGGTAAAGTGTTAATTCGTTTTATTGCTTTAGACAGAATCTCAATCGGTGACTCCGTATATTCGCCTGTTAGTGCCATCAAAGCACCCTCTCTGCTTATAGCATCATCACAAGGCTCTTGCTCTAATACCTTAAATGCCACATCGAATGCTTCCGCTACTTCTTCAGCCGTATGTCCTGCGAAATTAACATCGTAATCGTCCAAAACATCGCTTGCTTGTTCTCTTGTCATACTACCTCACTTTCCGCCTTATCCGCTTTTATGATTGTTGGTGCGTCATATATCTCTTCCCATGTTACACAAGGACTACCATCCTCATCATCCCAATGTGACGGGGTATGATTATATATCCAGTCAACGTCCTTCAATCTTCCGTGATCTTTCGGGAGTGGTGTGCTGTTCTTGATAGCGTACATCATAGCCTCTTTACTAACACGATTTGCCATTACTGTTTTGTCTGATAGAAGAATCATGTTATACTCTTTTTCGGGTATTTTAATTACTAACTCTATATCTGCCATATTTACCCCTCACTTTCCTGTGGCTTTTGCATTTTTGCTCCACACCACCAACAGTATGGAACTATCTGTGTTTCAGCTTGTATATCACCATGTCCACATTCAGAACATCTGCAATTCCGATTTCCGTTTGCGTCAACAATTCCTTCTTTTATCCAATGCCCTGTCGGTCTGTCCTCTCCGACCTTGTATTTTGGCAAAAGACACAATGCAAGCCTTGCTCTCTCTCCGTCAAAACCCTCTGGAATCTTGCAACCATAGGCTTCTATGTCCTCTTCCTCTAAATCATCCATAGCTTTTATGGCATCATCAAATTTGATATATTCTTCCATCAAAATCACCTCTCAAAATTACAATAAAAATCGTTGATTACCAATTCACAGCTATATCTATTTGCTGCGGGTTCGTCATTATGAATGTCCCTGTATCAACCACGATCCCCATGCCGAGAGAAGTATTCACCAATGACCCGTAGGGATGTATCTTCTGATCGGCGGCAACCATGATGTAGTCTCCCAACATCTTCGCACCGTCTTCTCTCTCCGTATATTCACCCTCTATTCCACGCTTATGAGCATTGCTTACGACTTTGTTCATCGGGAGATTGTAGTATGTCTCCTTATGTCCTTCAAACTGAACCGTTCCCTTTGATTTTGTCAGCACCCCGTCCGCAGGAACGGGAGTAGGATTCAGGGATAATTCTTTGGTTTCCTCTTTGATTTCTTCTACATCCTGCTCAATTACCTCTTCGGTAGTCTCTATCTGCTCTACTTCCTCGACTATCTCTTCGACCTTTTCTTCGATAACCTCTGTGGCGGGTTCACAGGTGATATACACCTTTGGATAAGCTGACGTTATCCTGTCTACGGTATCCAGAGTCCGCTTGCATAAGTAAAAGTTAAAAGCCATACTAAAGATCGCTACGACCGCTATAATGATCGTACAGTTTCGCATATACCTATTGTTTCGTCTTTCTATCATCATTCTCCTTCCTTTATCATTTCTGCATTGTAGTGTTCGATATACTTTTCTAATTCTTCATCCGAAGAGAACTTTACTCCGCAACATTCACATGGCATCCCTTCTCTTACATTAAACAGCCAAGTAGGATATTTACCGTCTTCCCCTTTATCCCCAACGTGTAACTGTTTCTGTACCCCTATATCATTAGTGTATCTATATGTCCTCACCCGTTCTCCTTTCCGCTTATATATTTGTCCACGATTTCAAGTGCGTCTCTTAACCCGTCTTTTCTGCCATTCCACCACGCATCATGCCATTGTGCTGTGCAATCTTGGATTTCGGTTTCTATCTCTGCCTTTATATCCTCTATTCCGACTATCAGACTTATGGCTACTTCTAACGCTTCTCGTTCTTCATCTGTACGCCAATCCCCATACATAGCGTCAAGAACTTTCTTTGCTTCTTCATTCGTCATTCGCCACCTCACACTATGTTTCCCGTACTCTTAAAGTGTTCTACATTGATCCCGGTACACTCTTCTGCGCTTTTCTTTATATTCCATCCATTACGACTGTACTCATCCCATATCTGCTGGCTTCTTAAAACGCATCGTTCTATGTCGTCAGGTTCAAGTTTTAGTTCATCATACATCGCCAATATCAGAGCTGCATATATATTCGGAACTTGATCCACGCAGAGTCTATTTATAAGCTGTCTTTCCCGCTGCTGTATCAGTCCCTTGTTATGATTGTGAAATTTTCCTTTCATCGCTTCTCCTTATACTGCTTCTCTACTTCCCTCACTATATAATGCTTAAGTGCTTCCTCTACAGATACCTTGTGCTTTGTGCAGTATTTGTCTACAAAATCTTTGAAGTTTTCGTTTGAATTGTATGTCTCCATCCTCTTTCCCCACCTTTAGTATTATTGTTTCACTTAAGCCATGCCCGATGTGATACCGTATTCCGCAAGCACAATCTACAGGAACGTCATAACCAGCATCAAACTTTAGCCGATCCCTGCGATTCCACCAATACTTAGCACCGCATACCGGGCAAGTTATTATATTCATCCATCGACCTCTGCAAAATTTTCCGATGCCCACTCTTCGCCGTGTTCGTCGATCATACATTCCATAAAGTCGTTCTTATAATTCTCTATCAGACATTTAAGGCAATAGTGCTTATCCCCGTCTTCATACAGCCTTGTCACACCGTCTATCGTATCCGCATCACAGTTATGTCCATCGCATACATAGTGGCTGACGTGCTTTCTTCCACAATGGATGCAGCCCTGCGGACAGCCCACGCAATAATCATCCATTCTCCGCATCTGCACCACCTTCCCACAGGACGTATACGCTTACGGTCTTGCCTGTATATTTACATTTCTTCTTTCCTACAATATCTACTACTCCGTTCTTTAACATCTCTGTCAGGCGCGGGCTTGCAAAATTGCGTTCGCTTGTGGGGATATATCCCTTCCGCATCATTGCCACCGCTATCTCTTTTGCGGTCATTCCATCTGACCCTGCCAGACATTCTATTATCTGGCGATATCTCTTCTGCTTGTCTACAGTTTCGTGAGCCTCGGCTCTGGTTTCACTCGGTATCGGATCACAGAAGAATTTACCTTCCATCATCCCGTATCTCCGAGTGATAACGCTTACATTCCAAGTCGTATATCAATGCCAATGTTGCCGATATCTGCGCTAACTTTAGTGCTATAATCTTGTCCTGTTTCACTAAACCGTCTTTGAAGACTTCCGCGTCCTCATTCACTATGTCATTTAATCTGCTCATCTTCTCTCCCATGGATAACCCTCTTCATATGTCTCTATCATGTGATATCTTCTTTGGTAATACTTTGCCCGTCTCTTATGTTCGGGGTCTTTCATATACTCCCTCATGTATGCCGCCCTCTTCGCTTTCTCTTCCGGCGTTCGGTTCTGCGCCCTGATCTTCGCCTGCGCCGCATTATTCTGCGCACACTTGTAGCACAACGTCTTTCCCGGTGCTACCCTTTCACCACACCTGCATAAGCCCATGCTTATTCTGTACTGATACTCTGTCACTTATCTCCTTTCGCTATTTCGTTTAATGCTTTTGCTACTCCATAGGCCAACCATTTGGCCAATGGTGTTTTATACTTTCGTTCTATTTCACCCATTGTGTTAACGACAGCTTCCCAATACTCGTCTCTCTCTTCGGGAATTGCGTAGTCCTGAAAATAGTCCCACGCTTCACGAAACGCTTTCCATTCTTCGCTGTCTTTTTGTATCTCTTTCCTCATATCTTAATCGAACGGTGTTTCCTTGCTCTCTGATATAAACCTCATGTGTGAACCATCAAAAGTCATATTCACTACTCCTGTCTTGCCGTTACGGGATTTTTCAACTTTCAGCTTTTTCTCTGATCTATCCTCTTCGTTACATGACCACAAAAGGAATACTATACTTGCATCCTGTTCCAAACTTCCACTCTCTCGAAGGTCGGATAGTAGTGGTTCTTTACCCTGTCTTCCTTCCGAAGCACGATTCAACTGCGTCAAACAAATCAACGGGATATCGTAGTCCATGGCAATCTGTTTAAGCTGTCTGCTCACCTCGCCGACTTCTGCGGTTCTGTTTCCCTGATAACGGTTATCAGCTATTATAAGTTGCAGATAGTCAATAATAATGATCCCAAACTTATACTCTCTTGCATCATTCCTTATGTCAGATACCTTTTTTGCTCCCGTAAATAAGATGAGATTTTCTTGCTTCTCCAATTCAGCAACAGCCTTGTTATATCTTGCCTCTTCGTCATTCAAGAAACGCTTTGCAAGCCTGACTCTCGTTGTCTCTATTCCAGACTTCGACGCAATAAACCTCTCAAAGCAAGCTCTTTCCTGCATTTCAAGATTGTAATAGCCAACCTTTATTCCTGTTGATGCTAAATAATCAGCCCATTGTGTCGCTAATGCCGATTTCCCACATCCCGGCCTTGCTCCTAACAAAACTATGTCACCACCTTGAAAACCACCCGTAAGATTGTCTATGCTTTCATCATCCAAAACTATCAGTTTGTCTTCGGTATCATGGAAATATATGTCCTTGTATTCTTTTGTGATCTCGGCTACCGTCTTTCCTTTGCTCTCCCGACCGCCACGCACACCGTCCAGTTCAGACACAATCTTGTCTATCTGTTCATCTACATCAGCATCTTTTATGTCCAGACTTCCGAGTATCTTATCTATTTGCCGCTTCTTATAATGGTTCTGTATAACGTTCGCATAGCTCTTTATCTGATATGCCATTGCGCTCTTTCCTGCGCATCTTGCTATTGCATCGTTTATCTCGTAATCCTCAAAGCCTGCCGCCGACATTCGCTGCATCAACTCTTCTATCGTTAACTCGCGCTTCTCATCAAAGGCTTTTGAGTATTCCATGAACGCCCGTCCCAGCGTTCCGCTTTCAAACATCTCCGCAGAAAGCACTCCGTATATATCCTCTAAAGCATCGCCTCGCATCATCAAGCAGGATATAAGGCTTTCCTCTGCTTCTATATGTTCAAACATCTAAATCTTCCTTCTTTCTGTCTATCGCTACGCCTTCGATCCTTTCATCTGCCTTAATCCTTACAGCTAACCGTCTCTGACAAAGCGGACAATCAATATGTCTCATTGTGTACTCACCTTCGTTATCTTCGATGCCGCATACTCTCAAATGTCCTTTTCTCATCATTTTCTCTTCATCCTCGATCCTTGCAGCATATCCGGCTTCCCGTCCTTCTTCGTAGCCCTTATCGTAAATCTTGTGAAATGTCTCCATTGTCAGTTCTCTTAACTCTTCGTGACTCATATATTCCCCTTTCAAATGATTCTACGTTTTATTGCATTTTTTCCTTATACGGTTCGGGTAAAGGCATCCATGCTATAACGTCTTGATAATCCAACTTTTTAAATCCGTCTGCTTCACACGTTGACCATCCTGTTATAAGTCCCTTTTCGCCGCTTGGAACGAATCCACATTCTTGGACATCGCCATTGCTCATAGTGCATATATATTCGCCGTATTCTTTAGGCAAACTCTCACTAACAGGAATCCAATGCCCTGTCTTTTGCTTCGGCTGAACGGATGGCATAGTAGTCAAATTTGATATACAAAATTCTAATCCACTTGCAAATCCCTCATTGTATTTACTGTTAATATCTGATGCCGACAATATTCTTTGTAAATACTCAATTATTGCATTTCTGCTGATATATTCCTCGCAAGGCTCTTGTTGTAGTGCCTCAATTGCAGTTAAAACGGCTTCTATCCAATCAGCACATTCATCCGATGGCATATCTGATACAATTTCTCTAAGATTATTAACGCATTCTTCTTTGGTCATTCTATGTCACTCCTTTCCGCTTTATTCTCTTTTAATGGACATTTTGGATGAACTTCCTTTCTCCATAATTGCACTCCCCTTACTGCTTTTGGCAAGATTTTACACCATGAACGAGAAGATACATAACCAACAGATACGGTTTTACAATACTTGCAATCACAACATAGTGTCATCTGTTATCCTCACTTTCTGCCTCGTATGGTAAAGGTAAAGGCATCCATGCAACTATATTGAAACTTTCATTACTGCCCGTTATTTGAAAGTGTCCGTCTATGTATTGAACAAATACGCATCTTTCTCTATATGTATCCCACCCTATAACACTATTAAGTGACTCTTCTGGCAACCTCTCACTAACAGGAATCCACCCTGTCGGTCTGTCCTTTAGTGCTTCAATCGCCATATGGTATGCTTCGTATCTGTCAGACTCAGAAAAATATGTAGGATTTTTATACCGAGGTTGCTCGTTTTGCATAATTTTTATAGCTTCATTCTTTGTCATTTACTCACTCCCTTTCCGCTTAAAATCAGCGTTTTATTGTATTTCATTCCTTTGTGAAATATTTGTCTATAACATTAAGTGCTATCCCTAAACCTATTGCTTCATCTCTGGTGCAGAATGGTGCATATATTGAATTGTGTATTTCGGCTTTTGCTAAATCAACACGATTTTGTACCCAATTAAACGTAGGTGGCTCTTGTTTAAGTGCGGATATTGCCATATCAAGTGCCGCATATAAGTCCGATACAGGCTCATTAGTTGTCGGATTTATCAACATAAGTTGTGCTGATTTTATAAGTGATATTGCTTCTTCTCTTGTCATTCAATTACCCTCTTTCAGCGTTTTATTGTGTTTTCAATCAGGATCAAATACCGCTTCGGGCTTTTCAACTGCATCTTTCAATCCCTGTCTGTAATGTGCCATGTATAATTTATCTATACCCCCGTTAAGCAATGATATAAGCCTGTCACAGTTTTCATTGTCAACCACATCAATAACACCATGTATATTCAGCGCAAGCCTTCTTAATGTGTTGATTGTGTTTATACAGCTTTGTCTTTCCTTGTATGTCATTCAATCACCCTCTTTCATTTTTGCTCCGCAATTAGGGCAATATGGCGTTTTAGCATAACAATCATGACCTAACCAAATATGACATTGACTGCATTCGATACATTCATTGCAATTTTTATGCCCATTATCAAATGATTCATGAAATATCCAATGCCCTGTCCTCTGCTCTGCCTCAACAACTTTCCCATCGTGTATAGCTTTTAGTTCCTTACTAAATA